ACAGTAAAAGGAGGGCCACAGGGCGGGCGCCCATCCATAGCCTATTCTGTAAATCCTGAGATTATCAAGGGGTGGATGTGATGGGATGGCGTGAAAAGATGAAATCTGAAACCCCTACGCAAAACCCCCAAAACCCCCAAAACCTATCAGGGGCGGGAGGTTTTGAGAGTATTGAGAGTATTGAGCATAGGGATGAAAATGAAAAAGGTTATCCCATCCCCACAACAGAAAGGGGGTTTGCCATTGATGAACGGAAGGCCATCATTGATGCGGATGGTGGCCAGGATAAACAGATCCCCTATATCGGGCCGGTTGATGTGGTGATGCAATCCGCCATCCTGGGGGCTGCGGTGGATGTGATACTTGAACCGGATCAGGCCGCAGTGGATGGTGTGGTTTATTCCAATGCTGAGTTGGTGGATCTTCTAAGCCGGGGAATATCGGCGGATGATCTTCAAACGATACATGAAGTTAAAAAACAATTTAATGGAGAGGTGATCAAATGAAAAAGGAAATCGAATTACAGATTGAACGGGACAAGGAATTAAGAGAAATCCAGGGCGCCATTGATGAGGCCGAGGGCTTAAAGGCTGCGGTGGTGGATGAAATTAAGCGGGTGGAAGAGGCCCTTCCGGCGATGTGTGCGGAAGGCTTCATGGCGGATGATCAGCGCCATGTGGATTCCATGGCAAGCCTGGGGCCATTGAAGAGCGAGAAAGAATACCTTGATTTTGCCATCCTGGGGCTGCGGGAAATAAACATCCCCAACAAGGATATGGATTCAGATATAGAGCATATCAAAGGAGTCAGGGAGGGCTATGAAGAGATCATCCAGAAAATCAAAACAGGTGGGGAAATTCTTCCCTATCTGCGGCGGGCAGTCAAGCACAGTGGTGGGGATGTTAAGAAGGCCATCAGATCCCTTGAGAACTTCGGGGTGGATAAGGTTTCAATGGCGCGTTTCATCGGTAAACACATTGGCCAGGCCAAGCACATGGCCAAGTCATTGGGAGAGAGTCAAGCCTTTGAAAGCATGGTGATGGAGTCCACGGGAATGAGTGTGGCGGAGTGGGCGGAATACCGGATAGGAGAATTTTAATGGCCAGATTGTATCAAAGATGGTGCCGGATTCCGGGGTGCAATCAGTTGACAAGAGACAAGTCAGGCTATTGCCAGGCCCACAAAAAGGGGCATCGTAAGTTGAAGGGAGACAGGAAACAAGCAGATCCCTTTTATGTGTCCAGTCAGTGGAAGAAATTTCGCAAGTGGTTTTTGACACAAGAGCCGATATGTCAGGTGTGCCAGAGGGAGCCAGCTACGACAATTCATCATCTCCATGAGATAAAGGCGGGCGGTGATCCGCTTTTAGTCTCAAATTGCCAGGCGGTGTGCGCCGGATGTCATAATAGAATCCATCACAGTGGCAATCATCAGGTAGGTAAGCGCGTCTACCGATATGGCAATGACGTAGAGAGTTAGTTTGGAGATGGGGAGGGGCGGGTTAATCTCCAGGGGGATCAAAGCGAATCTACCGAAGGGGCAGGGACGCGGACAACGTCAAAACAGATTTCATTTTTCATGGAGGATAGCAATGAAACTAAAAACTATGTGGAGGGCGCCCAAGGATTTGGGCGGATGGGGAAAAGAGTTGTGGAAACAGGCAGGTGGTGAGCTTGTGAAGGCGGGATCATTGGAACCCATGGACAGACAAACCTTTCTCACAATGTGCCTCTGCTATGACAGGATGATGGCGGCGGATGCAGAGATGCGGGAAGATGGCCTTTCAGTGGACAGCGGAACCGGGCCAGGGATCAAGAAGAAACATCCATCTTTCGCAATCTGGAAAACATCCATGGATGGGTATATGCGATTGTTGGCCCATTTTGGATTAAGTCCACAAAGCAGAGGATTGAAGGTACAGCCCAAACAGGAGGTGAAAGGCAATGGAAAAGAACGTTTCTTCAAGTCAGTGGACTAAATTTAAGCCCGGTTATCCCATCGGATTTGATCCTTTCCAGGGCGCGGATGGTTTCTTTCTTGATGAGGAAGCGGGCCAAAAGGTTATTGATTTTTTTCATCAGTGCATTTGCCATGTTAAGGGGGAACGGGCCTTAACGCCATTCAGGCTTGAGGTGTGGCAACAGGCTATACTAGGCCATCTCCATGGATGGAAGGCCAAGGAAACGGGCTTAAGGCGCTTTAGAGAGTGTTTTCTGTTTTTACCACGAAAAAATGGGAAAACCAGTCTTATTTCGGGCCTTTCACTGTACCATCTATTTTGTGAAGATGAACGGGGCGCGGAGCTATATGCTTGCGCTGCGGATAGAAACCAGGCGCGGCTACTTTTCGACACAGCAAAAATGATGGTTTTGAAAGATTCGGAAATGTCAAAGAGGGGTGATGTATTGAGGCACGAGATCCGCCATCCTTCGATGGACAGCGTTTTCAAAGTCATATCCAGCGAGGCAAGCAGCAAACACGGTTTCAATAGTGCTTTTATTGCGATGGATGAACTCCATGCCATCAAGGATGCCGAATTGATCCGGGTTTTGGAGACAAGCACAGGAAGCCGGCGGGAACCCTTGATTGTCAGCATTTCAACAGCCGGGTTTGACAGGGAAAGCATATGTTTCGAGAAATACGAATATGCTTCAAAGGTGAGGGATGGAATCCTAGAAGATCGGGCCTTCCTTCCGGTGATCTATGCGGCGCCCACAGATGCGGCGTTTGATGATCCAGAGATATGGCGAGGATGTAATCCGAATTTAGGGCAGTCCATATCCATGGAATATCTAAAAAGAGAATCAGAGAGGGCCAAGGAAACGCCCATCTATGAGGCGGTATTCAGGAGGTTACACATGAACCAGTGGACAGAGGCGGATAATCCTTTCATCAGTGTGGACAAGTGGAACGCTTGCCAGGGCCTTATGCCGGATTTAAGCGGGCGGGAATGTTTCGGGGGCCTTGATTTATCGTCAACACAAGATTTGACAAGCTTTTCACTTTGCTTTCCTCCGAATGGGGAGGACGAGCCTTATTTTTTGCTTTCCTGGGGGTGGATTCCAGAAACCACGGCGAAATCGAACCGGAAAAGATCATATCTCCAGTGGATCAATGAAGGCCATCTTGAAATGGTGCCCGGTGCGGTGGTGGACTATTCCTTTATCATTCACAAGATTCTGGAATTGAAACAGGAATATGAGATCCGGGCCATCCTTTTTGATCGGTGGGGGGCTGCGGGTGTGGTGCAGGCCCTTGAAGCGGAAGAGGTGGAAGTGGTGGCCCATGGGCAGGGCTATAAAGATATGAGCGGGCCGACAAAAGAATTTTTGAAGTTGATCATTTCGGGGAAAATCATCCACAACGGGAATCCGGCGTTAAGATGGTGTGTCAGTAATTTGGTGGTTGAAACAGATCCGGCGGCGAACATTAAGCCATCAAAGAAGAGATCCACAGAGAAAATTGATATGGTGGTTTCCAGTATCATGGCGTTAAGCGGATGTGTATCTAATCCGGTGGAAGAACCGTTTTTGAGCATCTATGAGCCATCCCATCCTGATTACAGGGGGGTTGTGGTTTTTTAGTCCATGCCACAGTATAGGTAAGGGTGGGAACGTCCATCCTGGGCCATCCTAGAGAGCCGTTTTCCCGGTATCGGGAGGGCGGCTTTTTTTGGTGGTTGGAAAAAATAAAAGCGGGGCTATAGCGGGGCTACAGGACAAAAAATAAAAGTATCCACAAAAAAGGGGAAATGGCTGGAATGCCATAACCCCTTGATTTCATTTGGTGCCTAGGACGAGAATCGAACTCGTACAGGGACAAGCCCCGAGGGATTTTAAGTCCCTTTTTCTCAATTCCCATACTTTCCCAGAACATCATATTCCCCTTGACAATTCAATAACATGCAGCTATCTTGTTTCCTAGTGATTCCCGTGAAATCCCTTCACATAGCATAAAAAAGCGGGGCTATAGCGGGGCTAAACCCGAGGGACTTTTAGAAGTGGAGGCAAAATGGCAAAACAAAAGAGGGAAAAAACTAAATATCCTGGGGTACGGTTTAGGGAGCATTCGGAAAGAAAGCATGGTGTCAATTTTGATCGGTACTTTTTTATCAGATATAAGGTTGACGGGAAGGACAAAGAAGAGGGATTGGGGTGGACATCAGGGGGGTGGACTGCGGAAAAAGCATCCATCCAAAGGGCTGAATTGAAAAAATCACAAAAAACAGGGGAAGGGCCAAGCACATTGAAGGAAAAACGGGATTTGGCCAAGAAAAAAGAGGAAGATGCAAAGCGGGCGGCGGATCAGGAAGTGGCGGACAATATAACCTTTGGTGGTTTCTTTTGGAAGAAATATTGGCCGGTGGCTTCGACATCCAAGAAAGAGGTTTCTTACAAGAAAGAAATGGAGCATTTCAGGATTTGGATTAACCCGGTTGTGGGCGCCCTTCCTTTTAAAGAGATCAGTCAGTTTCAGGTGGAAAAAATTAAGAAGAAGTTGCAGCGGGCCAAGAGATCCCCACGAATGACTGAGTATGTTTTTAGTACCTTCCGGCAAGTGTGGAAATTGGCCAAAAAAGAAGGTTTAACGATGGTGGACAGCCCATCAAATGATGTCAAGTTTGATATGCCTGATAATACGAGAAAGCGATATTTGACGGATGATGAGGTGGACGCTCTCTTAAAGAAATTGAAGTCAAGAGATGATCAGGTTCATAACATGGCCCTTATCAGTCTGGATACAGGCGCCAGGTTTTCAGAGGTTGCCCGGTTAAGGTGGGGAAATGTGGACGTCAATAATGGGACTATCTCTTTTATTGATACAAAGAAAGCCGGTGGAACCAAAAGCCGGGTGGTGCCTATGACGTCCAGGTTGAAGGATCTTTTCAAGGCCATGCCAATGGGTGGAAGATCAAAGATCATCTTCCCTGGGCCGAATGGTGGCGTATTACGCGAGGTTTCGAGTATATTTAAAACAAGTGTCAATGCTTTGGGTTTAAATGATGGGGTTGAAGATCCACGGATGAGAATTGTTTTCCACAGTCTACGCCATTCGGCGGCAAGTCGTATGGTTCAAGCTGGAGTTGATTTGTATGTTGTCCAGAAAATCCTAGGGCATTCCGTCATTACGGTTACGGAGAAATATTCTCATTTGTCGGATGAATCCCTAAAGGCGGCGGTGGAAAAGATGGAACAGGCAACGGCAAGAAAGCCCACGGCGGATGTGATTTCCATCCAGGTGAACGGGAAAAAGTAAAAATGAGAACCTATGTGCAATACCCTCAATACCCTCAATACCCATGAAAATAAACTAATTCAAAAAAAAAGATTCTTTTTTCTTGACAAACTTAAAAACATGCCTAAAATGGGTTGAAACGGGACGAATTTCAAAAGAAATTACCCGGTTGATTTAGAAAAACTGAATAGTAGTTGAATCCTGGGACGCTTGGAAAAACCAAAGCCCGGTGAGATGAACCTTTCCTTTTTAGGATCGGGGATTCTTGCCGGGCTTTTTTTTTGGGCTTATCCCGCAGATTGCGGAGGATTGAGATGAACAAGCGGCTAAAAGGGAAGATTGTGGAAAACTTCGGAACGCAATGGAATTTTGCACAAAAGGCAAAGGTGCCGGAAGCCTACGTTAGCAAGGTTGTGAGGGGCAAGTTGGAGCTTTCGGATTCTGAAAAAACCCGGTGGGCAAAGCTATTGAACAGCGAAAAGGAGGTTTTCCAAAATGGGTGATGTATGGGCGGAAATGGTGGCAAGGTGGCCGAGCGCGATTGTTTCCAGGCAAGAGGCCGGGAAGTGCAGCGGCGGTGCTGTCAGCCCCAAGTTTTTGGCTAATTGTGACAGTTTGGGAACCGGGCCAAAGGGGCGGTTTAATATCGGGCGGCGGGTGTGTTACCCGGTGGACAGTCTTATTGATTGGCTGCGGGCAAGGGCCAGCAAATAAAAGGGGGTGAGAGGATGCCTAAAAGAATCCAGTTGAAGCGGGTGAAGGGGTGGCGGATGCCGGAAATGGCCATGAAGGTGGCAAGGCCGGGAAAGTGGGGAAACCCCTTTTTGGTGCCGGAACATGGAAGCCGGGAGCAAGTTACGGTGAAATTCAAGGAGGCCCTTTTGAATGGGGATCTTCCCTACACTGTGGAGGATGTCAAGCGGGAGTTGATCGGGCGGGATTTGGCTTGTTTCTGTGATTTTAGCGGGCCATGCCATGCGGATATTTTGCTTCAGGTTGCCAATGAAAGGGGGGAATCAGATGGGCAATGAAGCGGTGATCAGGAGTATTTTGTTAGAGTTGCGGTTGTATAGCTTGGCCCTTGTTTTTGCGGGATCGGAGGCGGAGTTGATGCGAATGTTTATTGATGATTTTGATGGTTTGATGCGCGTATGCGCGGAAGGGGTTTAGAAATGAACGATGCAGAACTTAGGGAAAAATACGGTGAAAACGTGATTATCAACAAAGTTACTCCAGCGGAGTTTGACGCGATGCGGGAGCGTGAGGAAAAGCGGTTGGCGGAACAAGAAAAGCGGGAGGCGGAAGAAGCTATTACCATGGGGGAGCTTTTGGTATCCAACAGTTTTTTTAGAGAGTCTCTTGAATCGGTTGTTATTGTGATGGACGACGAAAACAGCAACTTTTCCAGAGAGTGCAAAGGGATGTTGGCTGAAATCATAACAGAAACTCCAAACTTGCCACAAGTCATAGCCTACAAATACGACGCTACGGAAAGGGAGTCCCTTTTTTTGTTGGCCGGGCTTTATGCCGGGTGGCAGTTGGGTGTCAATGGTTTCACGGTGAAGGCTTAAAAGCAAAGGCCCTTTCCAGGCGAATCTGGAAGGGGCCATCGAGGTGAAAAATGCAATCGAATACCAACAATATAAAGCCTGATTCAAATGTTGTCAACTCCTTCCTGGGCGGGCGGATGGCGGCGGTGGATACCGGGTATATGGTGATCTTCTGCGTCAAGGGTGAAGTCAGGCGGAGTAGATTCTTTGGGCCAGGTGATGGTGATAAGGCGGCGCTATATGTGGCCGACATGGCTCAAAAGGGTTGGGATGTGTACTTTGGGCAGGGTTTCCTTAAAAAGCCCTTACAGAGTCCATCTAGGGGCAAAGAAACCGATGTGGAAATTATCCTGGGTGTTTGGTTTGACGGTGACATTAAGGGCGGTATCCACAAAGAAAATCCTGATAATTTGCCCACGGTGGAAGAGTTGGAAGCCTTCCTAAATGATGAGATTCCTTTCAAAGCAAGCCAGATAATAGCATCAAGCCCAGACGGTGGGCGCCATCTTCATTGGCTGTTTAGTGAACCCTTCATCATTCAATCAGAAAATGATCGGCAATTCATCAAAGCCCTTTCTGAAAGTTTTCAAAAGGTGATCAAAAAGAAGATGAAGGCCCACGGGTGGAAGCAGGACAACACAAGCGATCTTGTGCGGGTGCTGCGAATCCCGGGAACTTTTAATTTTAAGGGTGATCCGGTGCCGGTGTCCATGGTGTCAGATACGGGCTTTCGTTACACAGCTTATTCTATCCTTGAATGGGTTGATATGGAAGAGGAAGCCCAACAGGAGGCCCATGAGGGTGGATCTTCTGATGGGAACCATACCCATGGTGATCTGGAAAAGAGCATCCAGGCGTGTGAATTCTTGAGGCATTGGCGTGATCATTCGGCGGATCTTACAGAACCCGAATGGTGGGCCGGTATTTGCGCCATCCATACGGAACCGGGCGCGGAAAAAGCCATCCATGAGTATTCAAAAACATATCCAGATTATACCCCAAAAGAAACCAATAAGAAAATCAAGGAGGCCCAGAAATTAACCGGGCCGATGAGTTGTAAGGCGATCCGAGACAAAACAGGATTTGAAGGTTGCCCGGGCGGTGGCTGCGGGGTGGCCTATCCTATTCACCTGGGGAGTGATCCGGTGCAATGGGAAAGCCCCATACTTTTGGATGATTACACGGTGCCGGCGTTTGATGTGCGGTTGCCCGGTATCCTGGGGGAGATGTGTGAAGCAGTCTCAAAGGCAACGGAAACGCCCTTAGAACTTGCGGTGGGTGATTGTTTGGCCGCGGTGGCCACAGCCGTTCATGGGAAAATTATTGTCAGGGTTAAGACTGGATATACAGAACCCTTGAATGTGTGGATTGCAACATTTCTTGAACCTGGGAACCGAAAAACGGCGGTGTTAATTCTAACGACAAAACCCCTAATCACCTGGGAAGCCGCCAAACGGGAACAAGAAAAACCAAGAATCCAACAAATAGAATCTGAGCGAAAAAGCCAAGATGCAAGGATAAAAAGGCTTCGGGCGCAATATGGAAAAGCAGAATTTGAAGAGTTGGAAGAGATCCAACATGAGATCCTCAAGATTGAAAATGAAATGACGCCCATCCCTGTTTACCCAAAGGTGTGGGTGGATGACGTTACTCCAGAGCATTTTGGAACCCTTTTAGGGCGCCATGATGGGTGCATGGCGATCATCTCCAGCGAGGGCGGTATCATTGAAATCATAGCCGGGAGGTATAACGGCGGCATTCCTAATCTTGATGTTTTTCTTAAATCCCATGCCGGTGATCCGGTGCGGGTGGATAGGGGAAGCCGTGATCCAGTGGATATTGAAAGGCCAGCCAGTACCTTTGGATTAAGTCCACAGCCGGATGTGTTGAAGGGTATGGCAGAGAAAAAGGGTTTCCGGGGGCGCGGGCTTCTGGGCCGTTTCCTCTATTTCCTCCCTAAATCTAACCTGGGCCACAGAACCCTTGAGACAGAACCCATTACCGAACCTATCAGCAATAAATGGGAAGGGTTGATCCATACGCTTTTGGATATTGAGCCACAAAAGAATGATGCAGATCAGGTTGAACCGTTCGTCATTGATCTGCGCCCGGCGGCATATTCGGAGTGGTTTGAATTTCAAAAGATGGTTGAACCGGAGATGGCCGAGGGTGGCCGGTTTGAGTCTATGAAGGATTGGGCGGGTAAACTTCCAGGGGCGGCGGCAAGGTTGGCCGGGTTGCTCCATTGTGTCAAACATCCACAGCAACCATGGGGTGAAAAGATCAGCGTGGAAACCATGGGGACAGCGCTTGACATTGCGGCGGTGGCTTCCAGTCATGCCGAGGTGGCTTTTGATCTTATGGGCGCGGATGTGGCCATTGAAGGCGCTAAAAAGGTGTGGCGGTGGGTTGAAAAGGGGCGCCATGAGTCCTTCACAAAACGGGATTGCTTCCAGGCGTTACGGGGTACATTTTCAAGGGTATCTGATTTGGAACCCCCATTAGATGTACTGGATGAACGCAATTACATTGCAGGGGCCACAGTAAAAGGAGGGCCACAGGGCGGGCGCCCATCCATAGCCTATTCTGTAAATCCTGAGATTATCAAGGGGTGGATGTGATGGGATGGCGTGAAAAGATGAAATCTGAAACCCCTACGCAAAACCC